AATCTGCACAACTAGGGGCGCTTATATGTACCAGCGTGGTGTCGAGCAGATGCTTTCCAAGGAGACTGTTGCTATAGCAGCGTGCGCGGCTGTGACAGGCCTTGCTGTTGGATTGTGCTGCAGACCAAGAATATCGGTGAGTGTCGCTGGGGAAGCGGGAGAACTATTGCGGTCGGCCAATAGTGCGGTGAGGCTTGTGAAGAAGAAATGGGAGAGCTTTGCTGACCAAGCGAAACGATGGAAGAAGCTCGAAGTTTTTTCTGAATTGGAGTGGTTTCAATGGGCTCGAAGCAATGCATTGGGGTTAGTGGCATCTTTGAAGGCATTTACCGCAACCACATGGATAAAAATAGTGGGTCTCGCGGCGGCTCTAATGGCGGTGTATAAATTATTTAGTGCCACTACGTGCACTATTGTAAACACTGCCAGTGACTATGGCCTTAGTGTCAGTGTGGGTGATCGCAATGGCAAGCATGTTAGGTTTAACATTACTTACAAGCACCCTGTTGAGGCCATTAATATGGGCCGCGGGGAGGAGCATATGCGTCTGTTTGATGCGAAATATGTTGCCACTTTGCTAGAGCAATATGGGATGACCACTGGCGCTCGTCCAAGTTACCCTAGTGCCCAGAAGGTAGACAATCCATGGTTGTCGTACCCGAGCCTAGGTGTGCGCGAGAACATAGGGAAGCGTTCAGCAGATTTAGGTGCTCGTCAGGGCGAGATAGCGATGACACGGATTGAGAAATCTATTTACATGCTGTGTAGTGCGGTGTGCTTAGACGATGGCCAGGGCCTACAGAATGTTCGTTTGGAGGACGGATCTCGTCAGCACTGCATTTTGCTTACAGGAAATGTGTTCGTAGCGAATACGCATTTCCTGGTGCATGCAGTGTGTGCTCAGGTCCATGCAACGATAGCAAATGCTGCGAATATTAAACAATCACTCACAACACTAGTTCCAGAAGCCGAAGCGATTGCCAACAGCTTGGACTGGGATGATTGTGTGCGCCTAGCCCGTGACCATGGTGTTAGAGGAGTCTGGATGGGTGTTTCCGGGAAGTTTAGCTCCGATGAGTGTCCTGGGGTTACAACACAACAGTGGCAATTTGTTGACTTTATCAACATAGCAGGTAATATTCATACCGATATATCTTTGATTAGGTTTAACCGCTTTGCCGCACCCCAAGGCGCTGGTATCGTGCGGGGAAAGACTCAAGACTTGGGTAATTCCTTGTTGATACCTCGTGAACACACGGCTGCAACTGATGCACTGTTTGTGGACAAGTCTATGTCCGACGTGGCTGTGAATAGGGCAGTTTCCGTTTTTATACCTAACGTGCAATTCGAGCTTAAGTGTTGTGGTAAGGAGCGAACGAGAACAACGGATGTGTGGTCTTTTCCAGTCAGTGTGGAAACTACCGCAGGCGACTGTGGCTTGCCGTTAATTGGAGTTTGGCACACTAAGTATAGTGTTGTAGTGGACGATGATGGGAAAGAACGCAAGGTGATTGACCCTGATGGTGATGCGGTTTTTATCCTTGGTTTACACAGAATATACCAGCCTGCTTACAGGATGATGCATGCTGCTCCCATCAACATAGACATAGTGTCAATGTTATGGGGGAAGCTGGATGAACAAGCCAAGCCAGTCCAGCAAGACAAGCCCTGGAAACTTTTTTCCCTTCTTGAATTTGGAGCAGGTTTAATACCTACACGTGTTCCAAAAGTGAACTTTGCTAAACCACTGAATGAGCCTTTTGATTTGGCTCAGCTCAGTGCGACGGAGTACACTGATGTGGTCTTTAAGCGAGGTAGCAGAAATCAATTCCACGATAAGTCACCTATGCAGTGGATGGGAGTGGGAAAAACGCTATCATATGCACCTGACATGGGAGAAGCACTCGCTCTGCACGGAGTGGGTGTGGGTAGCACCGCTGGATTCAGACAAGGCATGTTCAAGAGTGGAGTTAGTCGCTTACCTATAGCAAATTGGTTTGGGTTTGAGCAGCGCCATGTTGCGCCCAAGCTTAATGATCGCTATGGGAAGGAGATTAACTTAGTGGCCTTGTCTGGCGCTACTGATGGGCCCTTAGATTATAGGCTCTTGCGGATTGTTGCTAATGATATGGTACTGGAGACTATCGACATGCTTGATATGAAGGCACCACAATGGCGTGATTCAGTGCACCCCTTGACCGATGTGGAAACAATAGCTGGATCGAGTGTGGCTAACTTCACACCTGGCATTAATCGTGCTACAGGAATGGGATTCCCAATCTATGGGTCAAAAGATCCACACATAACTATAGAGAGGGATAAAACAGGAGCTGTGCTGAGTGTGTGTATGCGAGACGAAGTGCTTGACGAGATAGGACGCAACATTGACGCATATATGAGGGGCCAAAGAGCTAATCCTGTGTTCACTGCAACTCCCAAAGATGAACGCCTTGGTGCCAATAAGATCCTACCAATTTACGACGTGAATGGGATTCACCTGGGTGATGCACACAACCTGCGAATTTTCTTGTGCGGTAGCTATCCATTTATTCATTTGCAGCGTCAACAATATTTGTCTATTATACGGCTTGTGTGTGAGTATCCTGAGGTGTTCGAAATGGCTGTAGGTACTAATGTCGCCAGTCCCCGTTGGGGTTTAATGGGTAAGTGGTTAACATGGGATGGTTTAGCTAATTCAACTATCTTAGCAGGTGATTATTCGAAGTACGATAAGCGTATGACAGCCACTTGGGTTCGAATAGCATTTGAGGTTTTGATCTCCATTATGGTGAATTCGCGCAATTATTCAGAGGCGGATATCATCATAGCAAGCGGTATTGCATGTGACACTGCTACACCTCTCATTGATTGGTTCGGGGACTGGTCAATCCTAACTAATGGGCACCCCTCCGGTCATGCTTTAACGACTATAATTAATGGTATTGTCAATCGATTATATTTACGCTATGCTTATTACATTTTGTGCGTGAAATATATGGGGTCTCTTGTCCCGTATCGTGATGTAGTGCGCACGTACGTTTATGGTGATGACAACGTAAGCGGGGTTATTGGCTGTGCCGTGAAATTTTTTACGATGCCTAATATTAGTAGGGAGTTATTGAGAGTTGGAGTCATTCTAACAACTGAAGACAAAATAGCCATCGTAGAGGATTTTACTACAATAGATAAGGCGGCATTTTTGAAGCGGAAATGGGTGATGATTGATGGGATGGTCGTTGCCCCTTTGGCGATGAAGTCGCTTCAGGCTATGGTGACTGTGGGAGTGATTAATCACGCTCAGGTCACCACACAGATGTTCCAAATACTACGATCGTATTGTGATGAGTATTTTCATTACGGTGCAGATGCTCATGCGAGAGCACGTGACTTTGTTATTGCTTTGTGTAACGATGAGCAGTATTGGGCGGACGAAGGGTACCCGCTAGTCGGCCACACCTTGAGGGCTCAGTGGCTGAAGATGGGCGATGATATGTTTCCCACTTTCACCCAGCTAGTCGACAGGTGGAGCCAGGCTGCGTACGTGCCTATGTATTGAGCTTATCCACAGGTGTGCTCTAAACACCAATGGGGTCTGCTGTATTTACTGGTGTATGAACATATTGGATGCTAAGTTTGTACACAGAATGGACAGCAGGCTAGACCTGGTGGGGGTATTCACTCCCGGGTTAGGGTCCCCAATAAGTATCCACCTCACTGTGAACATGTGGGCGCATTGTTCGCAGTTGTATGTATTAAATGTGCCTCCCAACGATTTATATAATTTTATTGAGAGTTCTGAGCCTAGCACAGGCTCAGTCGCTGTCGTTAATGATGGCGACAATTATGGTGGTGATCATGTGTCAGCACTTAAAGATTGGTTTCAGAGACCCATATTGCTGAGGCGTATTGCCTGGTCAGAAGCTAATTCAATTTCCACCATTATGTATCCATGGGCTGATTATTTTAGTAATAGTATAATTAAGGATAAGATCCGTGGGTATCAAAAGTTTAAGGGTAATTTGCATCTCAAGTTTATGATAAATGCAACTCCATTTCAGTATTCTAAAGTTTTGGTGACTTATAAGCCTTTGGTCAAGTATGTATCATCAGGGTATTCTACTTCAAAAACAGCAAATATGGAGGTTCAAGACTTTGGGGGAGGGCTAATTGACTACGCTGCAACAGCACCCGACCCATTTATCCCTCTGTCTCAGAGACAGTACTTGGAGCTCTACCCATGCCAATGTCAAGGAGGGGAGATGGTTTTGCCCTTTATCTGGCCGTATAATTGGCTGGATTTATCTGTGAAGAAGCCAGATGGTTCTGATACTTTGTTTGAGGCTTTTTCAACTTTGGGGAGATTGTCTATAGACTCGTTTTTTCCATTGCGCACATCAACCACAGCTGCAACACAACCTATAAATATAACTATATTTGCATGGATGACTGATATTATGCTAGAGGGACCCACTTTGCAGCAGTCTGGCCCTTTGTCTGGGCCCGCTACAGCTATTGCTGATGCTGCGGAATCTTTAACCACAATACCTGTACTAGCTCCATACATGGCGCCTGTGCAGAATATTGGGCGGGTGACCGCAAAAATGGCTAAATTGTTTGGGTGGTCTAACCCGCCAAAATTAGAGGCAGCCAGACCTATTGTACAGGCGCCTTTCGTTGGTTTGGCCAATCCAGATTTGTGCGTGTTAGGCGAAAAGTTGGCTGTTGATGAGAAAAATGGGTTGAGTGTGGATCCTAAATCGGTTGGGTTGCCTGAAAGTAATGATGAATTGGCCTTTCAAAATTTGCTGTCAAAAAAGTCTTTTCTAACGCAATTTGACTGGTTGATGACTGATAGCCCCGATGCAGTGTTGTTTGATGTGCGAGTTAATCCATGTTTGGCGGCTATGACCACTCGCGTGACCAACGCAAGCGAAATAACTCAGGTGGATCCGTTTAAATCTTTCCCTAGCTATCATATGTTACCAGCATGTTTGGTAGCACAGCAATTTAAATATTGGAAGGGTGATATTACATACCACTTTGAAGTTGTTGCAAGTCAAATGCACAGGGGGCGCTTGAGGTTGACTTACGAGCCTGCTGGATCTGCTGTCGTTGACAACACTGGTCGGTTGATTTCAAGGGTGTTTGACCTAGCAGAATCATCCAAATTTTCGTTTACTGTTCCTTGGCAAGCGGTCAGCGAGTATTTAACGAATGTGCCAGTAACAGGATCAGATAGCACGAGTCAGTTGTTTAGCACTAGGGGTGCGCAGTTGTTGTCTTATTCATCCCTTAGCCATAATGGGACTTTGCGCCTGTCTGTCATGAACGAGTTAGCTGCATCCAGTCCATCCGCGGACGTCCGTGTTCTTGTGTATGTCGATTGCTCGGGTGTAAGTTTTGCTGAACCCGTTGACATTAGACGATCATTGACTGGCACCCAAACAGCCATCAATCCAGCATTTGTTCAGCAGATGGGCCAGTTCAAAATACCTCCAGGCACTATCACTCCTACTATATCAACAAATACTACTTTTACTACTGTATTGAATTTAGATGGGACAAATTATACCGCTAGTGGATACTCCGATTCTATATACAATCCATATTTTTACGCTCATGACGCATATAACACAGCAGGTGGTGATCAGCGATGGATTTCCAGCCATACAGTTTTTAACTCCTCTGGACAGAGTACACAACCAGTGAGATCTGTAACATGGAAGGACATAAATGGGGTGCAGCAGTTTAGTGATGTAGCGATGGAGTTAATTAACATTTCTGTCCCAAGTTTAACCCCCGTTTACCCTATTAAAGTATCACTGGGGTTGTGGGGGACGAATAACGTTGATCCATTTGTTAATACCCTTATATTTTTGGGTAGGGTAGGATCAACTGGGACATGGAAAGTGTTGACCCAGGCTACCGCTCCAGGATTCACTGGCGTTCTTTGGTCGCCGTACATTGCTAGCAACCAATTGTCGTACGTAGGCGCCTTGGGTAATTATCCAGCGGCTATATATTCTGCTAATTTATCACCTGGATTGTGGGGTGCTGGCTTCACAAGCTTTGCTATTGGTATAGTGTCTGTTGTTGGATCAACTAACTGGGCACAAGTTGGGAACTTGTCATTTGAAGTTACAACTTCAGCGCCAACAACTGGTGTTTGGAAAATGTCCACTACATCTACTAATAATATGTTTATCCAGCAATCTGGTAATTTGTTGGATGCCCCAGGTGATGATGAGAAGAGCGAGACGTTTGCAGCTGAGCACACAGGTAGGGGGTCCCAGCTTGTGTATATGGGAGAAAGCATTGAGTCATTTCGTCAACTGATGCATAGGTCTTTTCTTCATTCATTCATTCCACTAGTACCAAGCACGGCTATGGCAGCTCAGAAATCAAAATTATTTGTGTTTGCCACAAAAATGCCACGTCTGGTGCGCCCTTATGGGCTAGACCAGTTTGGCAGTCTATGGAATTCGTGGACAACTGGAACAAGTACCCTCAAAGCACGGGTGAATGTGGCTAGACCATCGCCTCTTATGGACATCTTGCCTTGTTTCTTGGCTTATAAGGGATCAATGGTGTATAAATTTGTGGATTTATCTGCGCGAATTCCGGTTACGTGGGATTCAAATACAGCTGGATCTACTGTACTTAACCAAGGGTTCGAACATTTGGTTGTCACTCACTCTCATGATAAGAGACCATTTGGTGATCCAACTGGTACTGATGATCAGATGAACCCAGTCAAGTACCAGATTTTGGATGGGGCAACGGTACAAAATGTAATTTCTAACGAATTTGCTTACTATCCTTCAGTGTACACGGGTGTCGCCCATTCAATTATGGAGACACAGAAGGGCGTAACCGTTGTAGTGCCAGATTACAATAAGGCCAAGTACCATTCTGCCAACTTGGTGATGCAGGCGAAGAAAAGGGATGTTGTGAACCAGTGGGAGTATCGCTTATGTCCCTGGCTATATGATGAAGCATATGACACAGTTGATTTATATGGCAAGGGCGCTATGGCCCCTAACACGGTGACCACTGGTACAGGTGTTGGTCCCAACGCCACTGCCATTTTGGGGAACCAGTTTCATATCGCGTTATATTATCATCCTGGTGAGGACTTCAATGTCTTTATGTTTATTAATGTACCGACTATGTATATTTATGATATGATGAATTATTATACAAATATTTGGATGTAGATTAATCATATATCCGCTGCGTGTGGGCAGCGGCCGCTGTATGCGGACACTAATTAAGCTGTGGCTTAATTAGCCACAGTTTTT